TTACGTTCCTAGCGTTGCAGCAAGTGATATTGTTGCATTCGTAAGTGACGATCCTTATGAAAGATTTGAGATCAGATCTAATAACACAGGCGCTTCGGCTCAAACAGATGTATTCAATAATGCGAATATAACTTATTTGGCTGGAGATTCAGCAAACTTCGTATCTAGAACTAGATTGAATGACTCGACGTTAACTACGTCTTCAGAACAATTACAGATACTTGGTGCAACAAAAGATACTGGTGACAATTTAATTACTCAATCACACGTTGTTTGGGTTGTTAGAATAAACGAACACCAGTTCGAAACAACTACAGGAGTATAAGAATATGGCTATATCAAGAGGACAGCTAGTTAAAGAACTAGAACCAGGATTGAATGCACTATTCGGCCTGGAGTACAAACGTTATGAAAATCAGCATCTTGAAATATTTGATGTAGAAACTTCTGACAGAGCTTTTGAAGAAGAAGTTATGTTATCAGGTTTCGCAAATGCTCAAGTTAAGCCAGAAGGTTCTGGAGTGACTTTTGACAATGCTCAAGAAACTTTCACAGCTAGATACACACATAACACCGTAGCACTTGCTTTCTCAATCACTGAAGAAGCGATTGAAGATAACTTGTATGACAGACTTGCGTCTAGATATACAAAAGCATTAGCAAGATCTATGGCAAACACTAAGCAAGTAACAGCTGCTAACGTACTTAATAATGCGTTTTCAAGCTCTTTCCCAGGTGGCGATGGCTCTCCTTTATTGGACCAAGCTCATCCTACTATTGCTGGTTCATTTAGAAATGAACTTGCAACTGCTGCTGACTTAAACGAAACTTCATTAGAACAATCATTGATCGATATCAATGCATTCACTGATGAAAGAGGTTTAAAGATTGCTGCAAGAGGTGTTAAATTAATTATTCCAAGTGAACTACAATTCACAGCGGAAAGATTAATGGCATCTCAAGGTAGAGTTGGTACTGCTGATAACGACATCAATGCAATCAAATCTATGGGAATGATTCCACAGGGTTATACTGTGAATAATTTCCTTACAGATTCTGATGCATTCTTTATCAAAACGGACGTTCCAAATGGAATGAAAAACTTTGTTAGAGCTGCTATCAAAACTTCTATGGAAGGTGATTTTGATACTGGTAACGTTAGATACAAAGCTAGAGAAAGATACAGCTTCGGCTGGTCTGACCCTAGAGGTATCTTCGGATCATCAGGATCTGCTTAATATTTAAGCAAATTTTATTTAATGGGGTGGGTATATCTCACCCCATTATTATGTTAGAAAGAAAGAATTATGACAAAAATGTTTCAAGTAAAAATTAGAGCTTATGGTCACATGGCTAATTTTGACATTGAAGCTGAAGATAGTGCAGAAAGTATAGAACTAGCTATCCTTGACAAAATAGGAAAAAAAGGTATATTACTAAAAGACAGCATGCGATCTTTTGCTAAAGATAAATGCTGGATAACCTATGAGGAGGTTGTAGATGATAAATCACGTTCAAGCTCTTTACACAAAGAAGAGAGCCCTAGAACTTGATTGGGAGCAACACTACGTTCAAGAGGGAATATATACTCTTGACATGGTTAGGATTGACGAAAAAATTCGTGAAATCATTAACCAAATTAAGATGTCTGAAGCTGAAATAGCTCATAGACAAATTAAAGTAGAAATGGCTGCTCCTGAGTTTTCTGTAGCTAGCTAAACCTAGCTATTTATATCCGAAAAGTAGATTTTCGATGCAGGTATCCCTTGCGCTATTCAATAAATTAAGTTATATTTTAATCACTATACATAACCTTCTGATCTAGACGCGTATAGTCGACAAGCCTAGAGACTAGATTGGAAAAACTAGGAGAATATACTTATGGCAAATACAACTTTTTCAGGCCCAGTTAGAGCCGGAACAATCGTTGACACTACAGGAACTACACTTGGAACAAATGTTAAAAACATTGGACCAGTTGTATTAACTCAATCATCAAACGTAGCATTAACACATGCAACAACAACAGCTACTGCACTTGGAATTATAATTCCAGCAAACAGTCAAATCATTAGTGTGTCAATTCAAGTAGAATCATTATTTACTGCTTCAAGCACAACTACAATTGCAGTTGGTAAAAGTTCATCAAGTGCTACAAATTTAGCAGCAGCAACTAACGTATCAGCAACTGCAACGGGAGCTTCAATGTTACCAGCAGCAGCAGATGCTTGGAGAACTGTAGGAACTTCTGATGTTGAATTATATGGAATAACAGTTGCTAACTCTGCAACAGCAGGTAAAGCAAGAATCGTTGTTACTTATAGTCAAAACGCAGCATTAGCGGCACTATAATAAATTAATTTTTAAGGAGCTCGTAAGGGCTCCTTAAATTATAAGGAGAAAAATATGGGAAGTTATAAAGGTGATATACAAGCAACTAGATTTTCAGGGAATACTTCTAATGCAATTGTAGCAGGACCAATTAGATTAAGAGGTATCATTGTTGCATCTGATGGAACAGGAGCAGGAAGTGTAACATTAAAAACAACATCTTCCGCTGGATCTACTTTATTTGTAGCAGATGTACCAAGTGGAGATGTTATTAATTTTAGTTTTCCTGAAGATGGAATTTTATTTCCAAAAGGAATTTTTACAACTTCTTTAACTAAAGTTACTGCAGTTACATTACTAACAGATAAATATTCTGGACCTGGATTAACAGCGTAGGAGAAGCTAAATGGCTAATACTACTTCTGGAACTACAACTTTTGAAAAGACCTTTTATATAGATAAAATTATAGAAGAGGCTTACGAAAGAATTGGTTTATCTGCTCCAAGAACTGGAATGGATTTAGAATCTACAAGAAGATCTCTAAATATAATGTTTCAGGAATGGGCTAACAGAGGTCTTCATTATTGGGAAGTAGCAAGTAATACTATTTCCATGGTTAATGGCCAAAGCACTTATACTATTTATAGATCAACTTCTGATGGAACTTCAGATGGTACACTTAGTTATTTAAATGGTGCACTTACTATTAATGCTACAACTATTACAGTAGATTCAGTTTGGCAGTTTCCAACATCTGGAACTTTATTAATAGATTCTGAACAAATTACTTATACAGGAACAAATACATCTTCTATGACTATAACAGGATGTACTAGAGGAGCTAATGGTACAACAGCTGCGACTCATGCAGATAATGCAACTGTATATGATTATACTTCTATTACTTATGGACCAGATGATATTTTAGAAATGGTTTATAGAAATACAGAACAAACTCCAGTTGTTGATTTTCCACTTACAAAAATTAATAGATCAGCATATAGCGGACTATCTTCTAAATATGCAACAGGTCAACCTACACAATATTACGTTCAAAGATTTATAGATAAAATTACAATCACTTTATATTTAACACCAGGATCAGATCAGGTGAATAATGTTATTCAATATTACTATGCAAAAAGAATTCAAGATGTTGGAGCTTACACAAATGCAACAGATGTTCCATATAGATTTGTTCCATGCATGTGCGCGGGACTTGCTTATTATGTAGCACTTAAACTTGCTCCACAAAGAGTAGAAGGATTAAAATTATTGTACGAAGATGAATTAAAGAGAGCATTAGAAACTGATGGATCTTCTTCAAGTTCATTTATAACTCCAAAAACTTATTATCCAAATGTCTAATCTATCAAGAGGAAAATATTCTTATATGATCTCTGACCGTTCTGGTTGTAGATTTCCATATCAAGAAATGGTTCAAGAGTGGAATGGTTCATGGGTACATACTTCTGAATTTGAAGCTAAACAACCTCAATTAGAACCAAAACCAACAACAGCTGATCCACAAGGTTTAAGATATGCGCATCCAGATAGAATTGAACCACCAGTAATTGTAGTTTTAACTTTAAATCCTTTTTCAACAACTAAGTATGCAGGTTCTACTTATATAAATGTTTATTCAGAAGATCATGGAAGATCAACTGGCAATATCGTAAGATTTAGAGGCCCGCCGCAAGTTAACATTGTAGGTACACCTTCTAGAGAAGATTCTTTTGATGATGTTCCATCATTTGATAATGTTACAGATATTTCAAATGCAAATGGATTTACAATTACCGTTGGAAAAATTGATTCATCTGGTATTGTAAGTGATACTTTAAATTATTTTTATTTTTTAAGTACAAGTACGGCAACAACAGGAAATATATCTGGCGGCGGGGCACAATGTTCTGCAGGACCAGTTACACTACAGGCTTAATATGACATACACAGAATTAGTTACAAAAATAAGAAATTACACAGAAGTAGATTCTAATGTATTAACAGCAACTATCATTGATGGATTTATTCAAGATGCTGAATTTAGAATTTTAAGAGATGTAGATTCTGATAACAATAGAAAATATGCAACATCTTCGGTTGTTATAACTCAAAAATATTTTACAGTTCCTGATAATTGTTTAATTATAAGATCAGTACAGATATTCAATACGGATAATACAATATCTTTTTTAGATGTTAGGGATGTATCCTTTATCAATGAATATAACCAAAGTAATACTACAGGATTACCTAAATATTACGCAAACTGGGATGAAAATACAGTTGTTGTAGCTCCTACCCCAGATCAAGCTTATAACGTACAAGCAAATTATATCTTGAA